ATATGCTCCCAAATATGCAAGGCAGACTGGATATGAGAACCTTACAAAACCATACATAAAACAGAGAATTGAAGCTAGATTGGCTGAAAGTGCGATGAGTGCAAATGAAGTTCTCAAAAGGCTGTCAGATCAGGGACGCGCAAGTCTGTTTCCATTTGTTCAAATCACTCCTGATGGATTCGTCTATTTTGATTTTTCACATCCTGATGCGAAAAATTATTTTCATCTTATAAAGAAAATAAAAACCAAGCGCGTGAGGCAAATTATAGGAGGTGGAAAGAATCCTGAGGAATGGGAAAACGAATGGGTTGAGGTTGAATTGTATGATGCCCAATCTGCCCTAGTACAATTAGGCCGTCATCATTCTTTATTTACCGATAATATCAAGGGAGACTTTGACCACAATTTGAAGGTCCATATTTATTTACCTGACAATCAACGAGATGATAGCACTTCCTAGTATTGCAATCTCTGATGAAGTAATCAACATTCGCCCTCAACCAGGAAGACAAGAGGAGTTTTTAGCATCCTCTGCTGATATTGTCATTTATGGCGGCGCGGCTGGGGGTGGTAAAACTTACGGTCTGCTTCTCGAACCGCTTAGGCATGTTGGAAACCCTGGATTTGGGGCGGTAATTTTTCGTAGAACTATACCTGAGATTACACATGAGGGGGGATTGTGGGATGAGTCCAAACGGATTTACCCGTTTCTTGATGCGACTCCAAACGAAAACGAAAAGCAATTCAAATTCCCGTCTGGCTCTAAGATTTCATTCTCACACATGCAAAGGGAGATTGATAAAGAGTCTTGGAAGTCGGCACAGATCCCCTTAATAGAATTTGATCAGTTAGAAACTTTTACAGAAACCCAATTTTTTTACATGCTCTCCCGTAATAGGTCGTTGTGCGGAGTAAAGCCCTATGTGAGAGCGACGGCCAATCCCGAACCCGGCTGGCTGGCTGATTTTTTGGATTGGTGGATTGATGATAGCGGCTATGCTATTCTTGAGCGAAGTGGGGTAATCCGTTGGATGATTCGGGAGAATGATGTAACCTACTGGTCTAGTGATAGGGAAGAATTACAAAAGGAATATCCCGGTAGTACCCCCAAGTCTGTGACATTCATCCTGGCTACGATTTATGATAACAAAATCCTGCTTGAGAAAGACCCTGGCTATCTGGCGAACTTGCAGGCACTATCCTATATAGACCGAGAGCGATTGCTAGGAGATGCTCTGCGCGGGGGTAACTGGAAGATCAAGCCTAGTGCTGGCAAGATTTTCAATCGTAACTGGTTTGAGATTTTGGATGCCGTACCAGCCGGGGGAAAAGAGTTGCGCTTTTATGATTTTGCTGCTACTGAGAAAGAGATAGGGATAGCGAAGAAATCTAAAGACCCGGACTACACAGCATCGTGTAAGGGAAAGGTAGTGAATGGGATAACCTACATTTTGGATGTGACAAATGAGCGCATGAGTCCGGCGCAGACTAATACTGCTATGAAAAATATTGCTACCCAGGATGAAGCGACGGGAATCCGGGTTGCGATTCGGTTTGAGCAGGAAGGGGGAGCGAGTGGGAAACGGGATGCTTACAATGTTGTGACGGCTATGCAGGGTTATGATATTCGTGGAGTTCCTGTTCAAAAGGATAAATATGAAAGGGCAAAACCATTGGCCGCCCAGGCGCTTGCAGGAAATGTAAAATTACTGCGGGGTGTATGGAATGAGGAATTTTTGGTACAATTACACGGACAGCCGGTTTCCCCCCATGATGATATGATGGATGCGGCCTCGGGGATGTATAATGAATTAGTATCTCCAATGGTTGCCGGAGCATTTGGAAGAAGGTAATAATGGCTGAAACAAAACCACGCCCAGGAACAAAAGCGGTCTTACAACAAAAGTTGAATGCTGCTATAAAACTGAATACTTACTTGCTATCGCGCGAATCCCTTGCGCGTGGACTAGGCCAAAGCTTTGGGGGAGATCGTGATTTGTACACTGTATTAGGTTATGCCTTAGAGCCGGAATATCAAGATTATCTCAACATTTATGAGCGCGATGGGATTGGGACTCGTGTGGTAGATGCTGCCCCAGATGAGACTTGGCGTAAGCACCCGATCCTCTATATTAGCGATGAAGCCCCAAACGAAAATGATCCTGGTGATCTGCAAAATTCATTCAATGAATTTTGCAATGAGTATGACATTTGGTCTGCCTTCAATGATATGGATAAGGCATGTGGAATAAGTCGGTTCTCTTTGATGTTCTTGGGATTGCCGGGTGAGCTTGACCAACCAGTAAGTAACAAAAACAAGTTGTCCTTTGTATCGGTCCATGATGAGGGGGAAGCAACTGTTGATGAGAGCAGTATTATCAGAGACCCAACTAATTCCATGTTTGGATTGCCGGAATATTACCAGATTCAGATTGATGATGGGGCCGGAACGATCAAGCGAGTGCATCACTCACGTGTTATTCATCTGAAGTATGGAAAAGACCGCAGCAAAGGGATGGGTAGAGTCTATGGTGTCCCGACTCTGAAGAAAGTCTTGAACCGGATGTACGACCTTGAGAAGGTGGTTGGTGGTGGAAGCGAGGCCTTTTGGCTCTTGATTCATCGCGGCCTTGCCCTGCTTGCTAAAGAAGGCATGACCTTACCCGATCCGGGTACGCCGGAGTATAAAAGCTTGCAAGATGAGATTGAAGAATACCAGCATGGCATACGTCGCTTTATGCGTTTGGTTGGCATGGATATTCAAGATTTGGGGGCGGAGCCAGTGGACTCCCGTGAGCAGTTTGATGTCATCATTGACTACATAGCGGGAAGCGAGAAGATACCGAAACGTATCCTGCTCGGGTCGGAACGGGGGGAATTGGCGAGCGGGCAGGATGAAACGGACTGGCAAAAGTACATCGATTGGCGAAGGCGTAATGTAGCCGAGCCTTATATCTTGCGGCGCTTCTTGAAGGTTGCAGATGAATATGGCTTCTTTGATGTCCCGGATGATTACAAGGTCTTTTGGCCGCCCTTGTTCCAGCTTTCACCGAGCCAGGAAGCTGTGGAAGTTACACAGATTGCTACTGCCATTTCAACTATGTCAGGTGGTGCACCTGAAACAGTTTACCCGCCTGAGGAATTTATCTCTCGATTGCCGAGCAAGTGGCGCTTTAGTCCCACCTCGGAACAGGCTGCGGAGATGGAAGAAAAGAAGATTGCCCCGGACAAGGCGAACCAAGAGCCGGGAAGTAGCATTGAGGAATTATTGGCTAAACTCCCTAATGGCGGAATAAAGAAAGAGGAGTTGGATACAATTCAGCAAGTGCTTCGTAAGGATGATTTGAAAGGATGATTTGAAAGGAGATCACGATGAACAAGCTAACCTTGAAAGATGTATTGAGAATGAAAATGAAGTTGCAAGGCGGTCCTGGTTCTGGCAATTTCGGACATGCTGGACGCCCCGGAAAGGTTGGAGGAAGTCAATCTAGAAAATATCCATCGGGTCAAAAAGGTAAGACCAGAGAAGATGCTTATGAAATGGCTAAATCTTGGCATGCAAAGAATCGACCTGAATATTTGCAAGAGGCCATCCGACAAGGTGGAAAGGGGACAGATAACGAGATTGTTTTGAAACCTGATGTATTTGATGCGCTTCCAGAAAATGAACAAAATGTTATTCGTCAATATAATAGGATGCAGGCTGATGTAAATATTTATATCAAACTTCCAGATGATGAATACGATTCGAATACTTATATGGAAAAGGTAAATATGCTTCATAAGTTTGAACGAGATAATCATGGTATTTTGAAGAAATATGAAGAACCATTTGCAATATAATAATGCCTCTTTTTCAAACTCCCGTCCCAATTGTTGATCCATTGCGCCGACCTCGCCGTGCGTTTTATGGTGAGAACAATACGATTGTCTTGCCTATCCCCGATGAACAGACCCAGGCTTGGCTAGAAGATTCTAGTGACTTAGACGACACAATTAAG